ATGCCCCTCCCCACCCCAGACCGCGAGCTCCTGCTGCTCTGGTCCCAGGCGTGGCGCTACCCCGGCATCCGTGACCAGCGCGTCCTCGAGGCCACGGGACTGCATCCCACGCAGGCAGCTCAGCGGGTCAACATGCTGATCGACACCCAGGCGGCTCTCGAGGCTCTCCCGGTGGAGGTCAACAGGCTGCGTCGGATTCGCGCTCAGGGTCAGCGGTCGCGGCGGGTGGAGGCGTAGGTGCTTGCGGGTGTATGAACACCGGGGTATGGTTGGTGTATGAACACCGATACCGAGGACGAACTGGTGGCGTTGGCGCTGGGCGACAACTACCACGACAACGACTGCGAGAGCGGCGAGATTCGCTTCTACTGCAAGTGTCGGGAGCGCGGAGCCGGGCGTGTCCTGGGGTATCTGGCCCCCGTGCGTTCCGCCGAGCAAGAGAAGGCGGCAGAGGAAGCGCGCCAGCACGCAGAGTGCGACCGCTTCAAGGAGCAGTATCACGAGCAGTGGATGCTGAACGTCCGCGAGTGCGAACGCCTCCAGGCTCAACTGGACGCTGTCCTGGCGGTTCTCGACGAGTCGACCGTGCAGTACGGGGCTATCGGCAATCGGAGCACCGCCCTCGTGCGCGTGGATCGGGTACGAGCGGCACTAGTGGACAGTGGTGCAGTATGAACACCGTGCCGAACAAGCCGAAGACGCCGATCCGTGGCGTGCGTGTGCCGGACGAAGAGTGGCGTCCTGCGCAGGCGAAAGCCAAGCGGCAAGGCGAGACGATGACCGATGTCGTTCGACGCGCCGTGCGGGACTACGTCGGGGACGACCTTGCGCCGCTCCCGTCAATCACGGACGACCAGTTGCGACAGCTAGAGGGCCAGCCGAAGCCCCCAACCTTTCGAAGGCCGGAGCGATGAGCATCGACGAGTACGTGAAGAAGGTCGTCGACGAAGCGCCGCCCATGACGCCCGAGCAACGCAACCGTCTGCGCATCCTGCTCTCCGTCCCCGACGGAGACGACGAAGTGAAGCGATCCGCACCTATCGACCTGGAGATTGAACGATGAGCAGAACCATTCGAGGCACGACCGAACTCCAAGCCATCGTCCAGTCTTGCTACGACCTAGCGAAGTCTCAGGACATCGACACGCGCGATGCTGCACGGCGCCTGGTCCGCGACATGCGCGACGAGAAGATGCTCCGCCTCATGGCGTCAGAGTTCTTGGTCCTCTTCCTGGCGAAGGACGAGCGCAGCGCAAGCCTCGAAGCCGAGCGTGCTTCCGAGCAGCCGCTGACGCTTGCTGAGACGACGGGCGGTGGGACTTCCCTGCCGCCTAGACGGGGCACGCGGGCATTCGCCCGCTGGATCGATGAGACCGAGGAGGGTCGTGCGCACAAGGCGCAGCTCACCAAGTGGCGCGAAGAGGACAGTGCTGCCAGGGCGCACCAATGGAATGCACTCAGCGAAACGCTTCAGGAGTACACCGACTCCATGCGCATGCAGTGGACGCAGGAGATCCTGTCCACCAAGTTCCGTCTCGGCGACGGCACTGAGGTCACCTGGGGCGGCGCGACGCTGGAGCAGCACAAGAGCAGGCATCAGATGTTCATGAAGAACGCCCACGCAAATCTCGAGGGTGCGGCACGGCACCAGCAGGCGATTCGCGATCTTGAGGCCACGGGTGCGCAGACGCTCGCCGACCTGCGAGCGGCGTAGACTGAATCTGCCGGCCTCAAGCGGCATCGCGTCTTGAGGATTGTGCGTGGCCCAAAGCGCGCACACCGAACGCCCCCGGATTCGTAGCGGGGGCGTTCGTCATGTCTGGGGCCTTGATCCTCGCCGATCAACGTTGCCGGTTTGCGTCTGCCGCTCGGGGTAGAATCTGGAGTGCCGTCGAGGTCCGGATTCCGGCTTCGTCTGAGCACCGCAGACCGGTTCCTAGGACGTCCGGCCCGCACCCGCCGCACCCCCGGACTTCCAACGAGGTTCCGGGGGTGTCGTGCGTTCAGACCGCCCGCACATCCCCCTCACTCACCCACACTCCCGCCACCGTCATCCGCGGGTCACTCACCTCGACGTAGACGCACCCGTTCGCCCTCCTGGTGACGCGCCCAGTGACTGTTTCCCAGCCGTCGGTGCGCCAGTGGATGCGGGCCTGGACGGGTGTGTTCTCGGTGGCGGTGGGGATGTCTCTTGCGTGGGGTCCCTTGTCGTCGCGCTGGGGCCATTGCTGGTTGAGGATCGGCTGCCACTGGTGCGAGGGGGCGCGGTTGGTGTGGTGGGACACGGGGGCAGCGTAGGTGTGGGGTCTGACGCTTAGGTCAGCTCTCGTCGCCACCGCTGGATGGTGTCCATCGCGAGCCCGGTGACACGCATGACCTCGCGGATAGACCCTTCGTCGAGCGCAGCGATGACGGCCCGCTTGTAGGCGTCAGTGGCGTCGTCGCGTTCGGTGCGAAGTCGGACCAACTCCTGGCTGGTCTCGTCGCTGAGTTCGCGGCGCTGGGTCATCGGCATAGTGTGAACTGTACCGTAGAACGGTATACATCCGTACCGAGTGGCGGTACAGTAGAGCATCGCCACCAACGACCCAGGAGAACAACATGACCACCGCCAACCTCACCAAGACCCGCAGCGTCCTCGACCTCGTCCCGAACGCCCTCAGTGACGACCTCGCCGTCTTCGCCTCGCACGACGAGGACACCGGCCAAGTCCTCCGCAGCGTGCGCTTCTCACAGCGGGACCACGACGACATGGGTCGACCCGAGCAGGTGACGGTCACCATCGAGCCCGGCGACCTCCTTCGATGAGCGACTGCTGCACCCATTGCGGAGAACCTGCGACTCAAAACATCCAGGGGTCCCCCGCCTGCGACGGGCACGCCAAGTACCTCATGGCCGGGTCGCGCACCTACGTCGATGCCAATCGGGTTGTGACTACTGGCAGAACGCACGCGGCGGTCGTAGACGAGTATCTTCGCGGGCCGGCGCAGGGGCCATGTCGTGACGAGGATGCGACGCTCGAAGGGATGGTCGAGATGTACGAGCGGGGCCTTGCGCGGGTCCTCGCGGTCCTCGCAGCGTCGCATTACACCGGAGCTCGGGTCACTCCTGACCAGTACGCCGACACCAAGAACACTGTCGAGAACGTGCGGAACCACCTTCGCTTGCCATTCAGCGACGGAGACACGGACGACCGCCCGGAGACCGACTGATGGGCTCGGGGATCATCGTGGCCACCATCACGATCACTCGCCGCCTGTCCGACTCGGAGGACCCGGACCAGGTCGATGCCGTCTACACCCAGGTCAGCGGTGAGCCCCGACTGGTCGAAGCGCTGGGGATGCTGGAGATGGCCAAGAACACGTTCCTGTCGGGCGACCTGGACTCCTGACCCCGGGCGGCAACGCAAACAACGCCCCGACGCCCTCGCAATGAGGACGCCGGGGCGTTGTGGTTCCCAGGTAGCGGCTGGGTCAGTCGGTGCCGTCGTTCCAAGGAAGCGGCGGCACCAGATGTGGGTAGCGGCGTGCCATGTACTCCTCGGGCGTCTCGTCCAGGACCCTCCGCGCCCACTGGATGAGGGCGCGGAGGACGGCGGTCACAGGACCACCCAGAGCAGGAGCGAGATCACGCCCAGCCAGACCAGCGCGACGAGCGCAGCTGGCGTGAGGATGGTCATGGTCAGACCGCCGAGGGCGAGTCGTCGCTGCCGATCCCGCCGGACGCGATGGACGTCAGCGCCGACAGCAGTGCAGCGCCACCAGCGAACCCGGCCGCGACGGACCAGTCGAGCGACAGGACGTTGAACTGGTCAGCGCCCACAGCCAGGAGAGCACCCTGAGCGCCGGACTTCACGGCGCGCTCGAGAGTCTCGACCCAGAACAGGCCGGACGTGAGGAAAGAGCCGAACATGGTGCCTCCTAGGCAGCGGGGTAGGTGACGTGCGAGCGGACCGGCTGGTGGTCGCCGGGCTTGGGGGTGGGGAACTTGCCGCCGACGAGGTGGAGCATCAGCTCGTACTCGTCGACCGTCGCGTCCTTCTCGACGTAGATGTGGTCGATGGGGACGCCCTTCTTCGGGGTCGTGCCCGTGCCCTGGAACGAGGCGTACTCGGCGTTCGTCTGCTTCTTCGCACGGGGCCGCACCGACGTGAGGCCGATCTTGGTGAACGCGGTGATCGACGGCCCCTGGTTCATGTCCCCGGCGATGACGACGTGGTGGAACGTCTCCGTCTTGCGCAGGTCTTCGATGTGGTCGGCGATGACCTGCCCCTGCGCCTGGCGTGCCTTGTTGCCGGCGGCTGAGTTCCGCGGGTCCAGGTGTGGGTTGACGTGCAGGGTCTTCGCGCCGGTCTCACGGTCGGCGAAGATCGCGAGGGTGGCGTGCTTGCCCTCAGCGCCAGGCACCCGGACGATCAGGTCGTCCAGGCGCTTCACGAGCCGCACCCGGTCGTTGCGGTAGAAGAAGTAGTTCTCGTTCCACGGCGTCGTGGGGATGACGGCTCGCCAGCGCATGTCGAGCCCGTCGATCGCGGACCGGATCTGCCGGGAGAACGCCGACGACTTGCCATCCGCGATGCCCGTCAGCTCCTGCATGTGCCAGACATCCACGTCGGCGGACGGGTCGATCAGGTACGCGGCGATGCCCTCAGCGCGTGCGACGTCGTTCCCGAGCTTGTCGGACGGGTTGTAGGTGCCGACGCTCGTGGCGGTGCGGACCTTCGGCGGGGTCGGCTTCGGCTTCACGAGGTCGAACGACGGGCCGTGGTACCAGAACCCGTCGGCGCCCTGGATGTAGAGCACGCCCTCGAACTTCACCCAGCCCTTCGACTTGAACGTCCAACCCTTCGGACGGGCCGGGGTCTTCGTGGCGGCCTTGAGCCCGTAGGACGCGCGACCGCAGGCGGGTGCGTCGGTTACCACGTAGGTGGAGACGCGCTTGGTGAACTTAGGGGCGGCCTTGGCCTTCGCCCACGCGATGCCTTCGTCCCAGTCGATGAGCGGGAACTTGATCCCAGCGCGGGGTCCGTCGTCACGTGAGCCACGACCGCCACCACCGAGGCCGGAGTAGCCGTCGTTGATCGCGTTCCACTGGTAGCGCGACGACCCATTGCAGGGGCAGTTGATCATCAGGTGGCAGTGCACGAGGTCGAAACCCTGAGCCTTGGTGCGCTTGCACGCTCCGGCGCCCATCTGGCGGGCGACCTTGAGCTGCGCCGTGGAGTACTGGTCCGTGTCGGCCGCGCCCGGGGTGCGGTGGGTGCCCGCCGATGCCGATGCGCCGCCGACCAGCTGCCACACGTCGAGGTTCGACTTGAGCAGGCCCTGACGCAGGAGCTCGGACTGGTACGCCTCGAGCCACGCCTTCATGTGCTTGCAGGTCGGCTTGCCGCGGAAGTAGACGTAGGCCATGTGTCCTCCTGGACGTGGCAGCACCCCGCGACGCGGTGTCGGCGGGGTGCGGGAGTGGGGTGGGTCAGTGCTTGCGGGAGGTCCAGAGGGCGCCGAGGATCACGCAGCAGACGAGCGCCCATGCGACGGAGGCGGCAGTGAAGTCCGACCCGTGACGCAGGTGCTCGATGCTGCCGAGCGACCCGACGGCGAACGCGGCGACGATCCCGTGACGCATGACCCGTCCAGACCTGGGGATCGTGCGCGGGCGGTCGTTGAACCGGACCCACAGCATCGCGGCCGTCAGGATCGACAGGGCCGCGTTGAGTGCCCGCAGTTCGTCCATCACGATTCGGGCACCTCGATCAGAGCAGGCTGGCAGTCACCCGCGTCGGAGGTCGTGTTGTCGGTGTAGGTGACGACCCAGCGGCCGTCGGTGCACTGGACGTCGGCGATGCCACGCCCTGGCGCTCCGTCGGCTCCTGCTGGACCGCGTTCGCCCGTGGCCCCCATTGGGCCACGCTCGCCCTGGGGTCCGGGCACAGTGGAGTCCCGTCCCGCTGGCCCGGTAGGTCCTGGGACGGTGGAGTCCTGACCGTTCTGACCGTCGCGTCCGCTGGCACCGGGAGCACCCGGCAGGCCGAGCAGTCCGCGGAGTCCCTGCTCGCCACGAGGGCCGGGGAGGATCGTCGGACTGTTGACGACCGGCGACGTGGGGACGACAGGGTCCTCGCCGAGGTCGCGAACCTGCTGGCCGAGTGCGTCGACCCGGTCGTTGGCCTCGGTGAGCGACTCTCGCGTCTCCTGGGCTGCGGCGGCGTTGGTGTCGCCACGCTGCTCGGCCTGCGTGAGGCGGTCGGTGACGTCGTTGAACGCGAGCCACACGCCGCCCATGAGGAACGCTGCTAGGACGATCCAGCCGATCTTGCGCTGGCGCGGTGTCATGCTGCCCCCTGCGATGCGGTGTACAGGTTCAGCACGTAGAGCAGCAACGGGGCGACGAACGCGGCGATGAGTAGCCGGCGGTCGGCCTTGCGGTCGTCCTCGTTCTTCTCGACGCGCTTCTCGAGGTCGCCGACGTCCTTGCCGACGGTGTCGATGCGTGCGGCGATCCCTCGCTGGTCCGACTCGTACACGTCGCGGCGGACGAGTTCGGCACGCAGGGAGTCGATCGAAGCCTTGAGCTCGGCGACGGCCGAGGCGAGGTCAGTCACGCGCGTGCCTCCAGGGCCTCGAGACGGCAGCCCACGTCAGCCCTTGCCCGTGACCATGAAGACGCCCGATGTCCCGGTCGTCATGATCTCGACGTACTGGTAGAGCGTCGAGAGCGTGTAGGACGCAGTCCCGTCGATGGTGCCGCCGCCGGGTGGGTTGATCGTGACGCTGTTGGCGCCAGCTGATCTCTTGATGGTCCAGCGGACGCCCGTCGTGGTGGTGGCGGGCAGGGTGACGGTGCGCGCTGCTGCCGTGGCGTCGACCAGGTGGATGCGGCTGCTCGTGGTGGAGAGCGTGAGGTTGCCGGCCGTCGTGGTCAGCGAGTTGCGCACGCGGCCCATGAGGTCAACGTGGCTGAACGCTGCCGTCCCCGTGAACGTCGGGGACGCCTTCGGTGCGACGTCGGTCTCAAGGGACCCGGTCGCGCCGCCGTTGAGTGCAGCGACGACCGCCAGGCCGGGAGCGAGGGTGCCGCGCTCGTACCCGCCCGTGGCCGAGAAGAGGAACTCCACGGCGGTGTTCTGGGTGGCGTGCGCGGTGGCGGCGGTGTTGTCGACGATGTTGTTCGTGACGATGATCTGCGAGCCGCCGGGGATGCGGATGTGACCGACCCACCCGCTGTAGGACTTCGGCTTCAGGAGCAGGTTGCCGGTGATGATGACGCCGACGTAGCCGCTGACGTTGATGCCGCCGTGGTAGTCGTAGAAGCTATTGCCCTGGACCTGGACCTGGGAGCCGTTGTTGAAGATGCTGATGGCCTGGAAGTTGGAGTCGACCACCGTGTTGCCGAGCACGCGGATGCGGTCCACGTTGTCGGCGACCAGGAATCGCTTGACCTTCTCGGCGTAGTTGTTGGCGACGAGGATGCCGTCGGTCTTGTAGACCTGCACGCAGTCGGGGCCGGTGTCGACGCCGACGGTCGCGTCGGGGTAGCAGTCGATGAAGTCGTTGTCGGTGACCGTGACGTTCTTCGCGTACCGGGCCGCGTCGCCGCCGTGCTCGATGAGGTCGTAGGTGCCGGTCCCCTTGAAGCCGGTGAACAGGTTGCCGACGATGTGAGCGTTGTCGATGACCATGGGAGTGATGGCCGTCGTGGTGGCCGAGGGGTCGCCGACCGACGCCAACGAGTAGCCGGTGGCCGCCTTGACCGTCAGGATGGCGCGGGTGTTCGGCGTCGTCGTGGCGATGAACGTGTTGCTTTCGATGTGGAGGCCCTTGATGCCGACGAACCGCAGCCACGCAGCGGACGACTGGGTGTCGGTGGGAACGCAGTCCACGACGTAGTTGTTCTCGAAGCGGATGTTGCGGTGGTACATCCCATCGACGACGGCGTGGCCACCGATCGGGTTCGGAGCCGGATAGGTGGTGCCGCCGATGGTGATGGGCAGGAAGCGACTGCCGCGGACGGTGATGTTCTCGCACGGCAGCCCGTCGAAGGAGCCCGTGTGGTCGCGGCCGGAGCAGCCGACCGAGGTGGAGTTGTCGATCTGGACGGCCTCGGCAAACCCGCGGCCCGTCTCGACCCGGAACCCCTGGAAGGTGCAGTCCTCGATGAGCACGTCCCGGCACCCGAGGAGGTCCAGGCAGTGACCGGAGCCCTGAGCCTCGGTCCAGGTGCAGCGAGAGAAGGACACGTTCTGTGCGTGGTGGAGCGTCAGTGCGGCGTTCTTGCTGGCCAGGATGCTGCCCTCGAAGCGCAGTCCCTCGAAGTGGACGTTCTTGACCGTCGAGCCGTAGCCCTGGACGGCCGCACCAGCGAAGGCGGTGAACGCGTCGTAGGAGACCGGGCGGATGACAGCGCCATCGCTGACCACAGTCAGGTTGGAGATCAGCGGCACGTCGGCCTGGACGTAGACGCCCGTGCCGTGGCTGCTCGGGTAGAAGAGGATGCCGCCGCCCTGAGCCTCGAGTTCGTCCAGCGCGGACACGACCGCAGCCGTGTCGTTGGCGGCACCGTCACCGATCGCACCGTGGTCGGCGACGTTGACGACCTGGGAGCCCTTGGGGACGAAGAGGCCGCCGAGGATCTCCGCGATCAGCTCGGCCAGTTCCACGCCGCTTGGGATCGGCAGGGCAGGAGTCGGCGGCACCGTGGTCAGCGACGAGTACAGCGCCGTCGGGGTCGCCGGGATCAGCTTGTAGAACGTCAGCTTGTGGCGCGGGAACTCGAAGCGGTAGACCTCCCCCTGCTCGAGGTCGACGGTCGCGAACGGGTCACGTCGCAGCGGCACCGGCTTGAGCGCCTTGGGCAGGATGTCGAGCCCACCGTGAACGCCCTCGATGACCCGATGGATCAGGACGTCGCCCGGGTGGACTGCCTCGTCGGGGCCGTCGCCGATGTTGAGTGTGACAGTGCAATCCGCCATGACGTCATGCCCTCCTAGTACGTGAACGGGCAAGCCGTGCAATGGCTCGCATCTGGGTCAGTTCGGGGGTGTCGAGCTCGCAGACCGCGACGCCGTCATTGGTGTCGAAGTTCATCGACACGATCCGGAAGATCGTCGAGCCGTCCTGGGCGCCGGAGTTGAGCGTGTCCCGCTTGGGCTGCACGCCGAACACGCGCGCATTCCAGCCCGGGCGGATCTCGAACGGCTTCACGTACCGGCGCTCGACGTGGTCCCAGACGCGCGAGGCCACGGTGACGGTGCCGGCGTTCGGGGGGTTCACGTGCTCGTCGAGGAACGCGTTGCCCGCCTGCGTGGCTGCGGTCGTGGAGAACGTCTCGGAGCCCATGTCGATCGTGGCCGTGCGGTGCAGACCAACCTCGTCGAGCAGGGCGTTGGCGCGGGTGACGGTGACGCTGTTGTCGCGACCGTTCTGCGACTTCCCGCGCACCACCACGGCGTCGTACACCTCGGTCGACGGGGCAGGCTGCGAGAACCCGCCATCGACGGTCAGCTCGTAGCGGACGTCCTGGTCGTGCTCGCGGAACTCGACAGCGTGCAGGCCGTTGTCCTGCAACTCCCACGCCGCCCACGTGAACGCCGCATCCTGAGCGAGGACGTCCTCCATGACACCCATGGCGTTGATGCCGTCGTACCAAGCGAGTTGCTGCAACGGGAGGGTCGCCGTGTCGATGCGCGCGTTCTCGATGTCCAGGGACGGGCAGAAGCGGGCCAGGGCGTCAATGAACGCGTCATGGGCGTAGATCTCGGTCACCGCGTAGGTCGAGCCGGTGACCATCGGACTGCGCGAACGGTCGAGCCGCTGAGCCATCACGCACGGGTAGTACATCGCTGACCACGTGGCATCCGTGCCCGTGCCGCTCGACCCGTTGAACCAGTGGACGGCCGCCACGGTGCGGGAGGCGGAGAAGTCTGTCGTCACGCGGGCGTAGCGACGGGCAGACATCGTCGTCGACCATGCGTCATCGAACGCGATCTCGCTGGAGCCGTAGCCAGTCGCATAAGCCCTGCCGCGGACTCGCCAGTTGGACGAGTTCGCACCCGAATCGTGCCGGAACGAGAACCCGCCCAGCCGCATGCCGCACAGCGCAGGACCACGGTGGGCCATGACGATGCCAGCGTTCGCGTCAAACGCGCCGTTCTCCATCTGCATGACCAGGGCGTCGTTGTCGTTGCCGCCCTTGGGAGCCTGACCCGAACTCGCCGAGATCGCCTTGCGGTTGCGGTCGATCTGCACCCACTGGTCGAACCCGAGGTCGATGAGGAAGTACGGCGCCGTGACGTCCTGCGTGGCTGCCAGGCCCTCACCGAGGGCGGTGATCTGAGCGACCTGACCGGAGGAAGCGTCGACCGTCTTGCCCGGCTCGAGCAGACGACCGCCGCCGACCTGGCGACCCGTCTCGGTGTCGAACACGACCAGCCGCGAGAACGGGTGCAGGTCCGACGTCGACAGGGGCCGCGACAGGGTCAGCTCGACCGACGCGAAACCACCAGGCGCGACCGACCCGAACTTGAGCCCACCGATCCGACCGGAGATGTCCGCCGAACCATCCGGCCCGTCGAGGCGGACACCCAGACCGATGCTCACGAGAGCGCCGGCCGAGCGTAGAGGTATCGGGGGAAGTAGCGGAAGGTGACGTCCAGGGGCTCGTTGACCAGGCTGTTCTGCGTGTCGAGCGAGTGCAGGACGTTGATTTGCCCGGGGGTAACACTCGGCCAACCCAGACCAACGAGCGAACCGACCGCAGCAGGCAGAGTGCGACCATAAGCGTCCACGAACGACGCCGCCCGATCCGCCCCATCGACCCACGCCGTGACCGCAGACCCCGGAGCCTTCACGCCCAGGTATTCCGACATGACCGCCTCATCGAGACGGGCAGGCACGAACAGCAGACCCTCGAACATCGCGTCAGTCAGACCCGCCGTCTCCAGGTCCAGGCGGAACTCCACGAGCTCACTCGAAGCCCCCCACCGCATCGAAGCCTCAGCGGCCATCGGTGCGCCCTCAGGGAGCCGCGCCAGACCCAGGTCGGTCCAGCGGTTCGGGAACCACGGTTCACGAACGCCCGAACGCAGTACCGGGTCGTTGTCATAGGGGTAGGTGCTCAGGGACCACTCGACCACGGGCGCGCCGGCCTCCTGCTGGTCGCCCAGCAAGAACACGCGGTAGTCCCCAGCAGGCAACGAGAGCGACCCCGAAGCCACGCGAGACGAACCAGTCTTGGTGCCCAGGAGACGAGTCGCCGAACCAGTCACCAGCGCCGGATCGCCCGAGTAGGTCGACACCGTGATCCCGCCACCCGACGAACCCGCCGTCATCTGCGAGTGATGCAAGAACGCCGGCCACGCATCCGAAGACCCAGCCATCGAGAACCAACGGCGGAACTCGCCCAGATCAGGCGCCGCATGCGACAACTGCAACGGCGCCGGCACATCACCCTGGACCTCATCCGGCCACACGTAGGACACGCCGCCCGACGTGGGATCAGCGCCGATCGAGAACGTGCCGGAGACGGGGAGGCCGTAGCCGAAGGGGTCGGCGCGCAAGTCGAGCTGCACCGTCCGGAGGCCATCGTCGCGTCCGTTGTACTCGTTGATCGCTGCCAACGGGGACCGCTTGACCCGATAGAACGTCGGAGACGAACCACCAGCCGGAACGCGACGGAGCCAGAAGCCCGCCGAGTCCACGAACCGGTGCAGCGCCTGGAGAGCCTCGAGCGAGGCGCCCTGAGCATCCGACAGCACGTGCAGGTTGATCGTCATGACCCGATCCGCATAGGACGAGCCCGTGACGATGTCGCCGTCACCCAACGCAGCCGACGCCGACTCGCGCAGAGCCGGGGGCGGGGACGAGAATCCGTTCTGCGCGACACAGAGGGGGGCCGAGTTGTGCAGGTCCAGCAAGACGGTTGGCGTCTCGGAGATTCCGTCAACGATCTGCAACTGCTCGGTCGACATGCTCACGCTCCACTCAGGGAAAGGCGGGCGGGCTTGCCGTCCACGATCAGGCGGGCACCATCGAGCGCACCGCGTAGAGCACGGGCCATCTGCATGGGATCAATCCCGCCGGACTCGCCACCGAAGCCCGAGTCGGCCGCCTTCGGCTTCATGTTCGCGATCCGCTTGGACTCCTGCGCCGTGTGGACCTGCGAGCCCTTCGGGAGGTTGATGAGCTCCGGGCCGCGCTCGCCCACCCAGGTCAGACCGCCGCGCCAGTTGTCGGTGCCCTTGGCGTTGTTGCCGACCTTGACCTTCGCGTTCTTCGCGATGATCGAGTCGAGCCGGTTGCCCAGGGCGGAGAGGCCAGCGAGCGCGCCGCCGAGGCCGCCGACCTGAACCTCGGCACGAGCCTTCTTGCCGTCAAGCTTCCCGAGAGCCTCATTGGTCTGGTTGATCTTGTTGCGCTGATCCGCGATGGCAGATGCAGATGCACCAACCGCGCTCGTCAACGTGCCTGCGACCTTCGACGCTCGAATCGTGGCGTCATAGTTGCCCTCGGACGCCTTCACGTACTCCAGGCTCGCGAGCGTGACCCGGTCCTGAGCCGCCTCATTGCCGAGCGCGGCGTTCAACACATCGCGGTACGAGGCGCCCACCTTCCGGGCCGCGGTGAACGCGCCGCTGTCGGCAAGCTGCTTGGCAGCCGTGGCGCGAGTGTTGGCCGTGAGCGCACCCGTCTGCTCGTTCAAAGTTGCAGCGACAGCAGCACCAGCAGTCTTGAACCGCTCCTGCGCAGCCGCGGCGGCGCTCGAACGAGAAGTGAAGATCGACAGGACGCCACCGGCTGCACCGAACGCAGCGCCCCACGGACCGCCGACAGCGAACCCTGCAGCGGCACCCGCGGCGACGGTGGACAGGGCGCCGAGCGAAGTGGATGCGCCGCCGCTCTTGCTGGCGAGCGCCGCGAGACCAGCGGCAGCGCCAAGGGCGCCGACCTTGAGTCCGACCGACTTCGCCGTGGTCAGCGCGGCCTGACGGTCGAAGTTCGCCAGCGAGGGCGTCGCGATGTCGAAGCGGCTCTTGAGGACCAGTGCGGCACCGGCCAGCAGGAGAATCTTCTGCGCGCCGCCTGGGAGTGCTGCGAAGCCGGCCGCGATCGCCTGGAGGATGGGAGCGACTGTTCTGCCCGCGTCGGCGATCGACTTCAGAGCATCGACAGTCGGCGGTCCGGCTTTCTCGATGAACTGGCCGACGTTCTTGCCGAAACGCTCCGCCGCGGGGCCAAGTTTGTCCAGCTCGGTCGTCACGTCGCCGAAGCCCTTGGCCATCTTCGGGAAGACGCCCTTGAGCACCGAAGCGCCGAGGCGACCCAGGGCAGCATTCATGTTCTTGAACGCGCCCGTGAACGTGTTGCCGGACTCAAGCGCCGCTCCGCCGAGGCCGTCCTCCATGGCCTTCTGGAACGTGGCGAAGTCGACCTTGCCCTTGGACGCGAGCTCGGACACCTTCGCGGGGGTCGTATCGAGCTGCTTCGCCAAGAGCTGAAGGATTGGGATTCCCTGGTCGCCGAGCTGAGCGATGACGTCGCCCTGGATCTTGCCGGAGGCGGCAACCTTGTTGAAGATTGCGCCCATCTCGGACAGGCTCGAGCCGCCGATCGTGGCAGCGTCGCCGACCAGGGAGAGGGTCCGCTCGAGATCCTTGCCCGGCTTCACGCCGGACGCCACGGCGCCGGCTGCAACAGTGGCCGCCTCGTCGAGGCCGAAGGCCGTGCCCTTGACGGACGCGAGCGCGTTGTCCATGATCTTCGTGACGGACTCGGACGTGTGGCCCAGGCCGCGGAGCTTGGCCTCGGCGTTCTCGATGCCCTTGAGGCGGTCAAATCCCTTCGCGAGTGCCGTGCCGACGACAGCGCCGACGCCGACCGCAGCGACCTTCATGCCCGTCTTGGCGACCTTGCCGAACGCAGCAGTGAGACTCTGGCCGCCGCTCTTGCCCGCCTTGTCGAGGGGGCTCGCAATCTGCTTGTTGAGCTTGGACTCGAAGCCCCTCGCGGAGGGCATGACGCTGACGTAGGCAGAGCCGACTTCAGCCATGAGTCACCGCCTCTCTGCGTGCGGACATGAAAAAGGCCCCGTCGCAGTGACGGGGCCTTTCTGTGTTGGGGTGTGGCTATGTGGTGCGCCTCGGGCCAGCGGCGGGAACGACGAAGGACAGCAGTAGTGCCAGAACGCCGAGGGCGAGAGCCCCGTAAGCGAGCGGCTTGGCATCGCTAACCGCTGAGTCGCACGACGACTGGTTGCCATCCGGATCATCGTCCGGCGTGGACCCCTCGAGCGTGCCTGCGATCTCCTCGCCCATGTCGGCCATCTCCGCCGCTTCGCTCGAGGGCGAGAGGACGGAGCCGCACTCGACGTCGCCGGCCGAGATGGTCCTCAAGCCGAGGAACAGCCCGGCCGCGACTAGAACGCCAGCAAGGACCAGGAGGATGGCACGGGAACTCATGTCGCCCGACTCTAGTTCTGCTCAGCGACGCTGTCTCGCAGCGCCCGGAACTCTGCCGGCGTCAACGAAGCGCCGCCGATGGTCTTCGGCTGCGGGTGCCACGGCCGCGGGTATGGCTGTGGGCGCTTGAAGTTGCTCTCCAGATACTTGTCGAAGAGGTCCCGCAGTACGGCGTCGGCACGCTCGATCGGGTAGGGCCAGCCACGCAAGGCCGCCCCGACCTGAGACGAGACATCCTCGGCAAGGATCTTTGTCATCCGGAGCGCCTCGCCCCAGCCCATGACCTCAGGCACCTGGTCGAGCCCGAGATGGAACCGGGTCCGCCAGTCGTACTCGAATGCTCCCCGATGCTCGTCTACGAGTTCGAGGAGCTGGACGATTGGGGGTGCGACACCTCGCCGGCCCAGTCCTCAACGAGCTGGTCGAGGTCACCGATCGCGAGGTCATCGGCGATCTCCAGATCATCGTCGCTGACCGCGCCGGCCTCGACCATGGCGAGACTCTGCTCGAGGTTGCTCTTGCTTCGGTTCTTGCGGAACACGCCAGACGGAAGGCGATCGAACGGCTTGAGGTTGATGGTTCGACCGTCCGGGGTCGGCCACTGGTAAGGCGTCGTGGCCGGCTTCTTGTGATCCTGCGGCTTCTTCGGTTCGGACATGCGCGTGTCCCTCTCTGTGCGCGGGTGGGTTGCGCGGGCAGGTGTTGCGCCCGCCGACCCCCCGCGCAGGAGGTCGGCGGGCAGTCAGGGTCAGGCGGACTTGAGCGACGTGTCGTGGACGACGGGGTCGCTGTACGCCTTGAGGGTGACCTCGTAGCCGACGGCCTCACCGGAGGCGTAGACGGTGTCACCGAGCTCGGTGATCTCGCCCTCGGCGATGTAGATCCGCTTGAGGTTGGCGCCGTCGATGACGTCCACCACGAACGACTTGCGTCCGCCGGTCGAGCCGGGCGTGATCGTGTAGGTGCCCTCGGTTGAGGACTGGGTCACGGTCGAGCCGAGAGCGGTCTCGATGACCTTCACCGACGTCTCGATCAGCGTGAACGAGTAGGTGACTGCGGCCTCGGTGACGACGGACCGCACGACCTGGGCGTTCTGCCAGGCGCGGATGTCGTCGATGCTGCGGTCGAGCGTCTCGGTGACGCCGTCCTCGCTGACGTAGCCGAGTCCGGTGAACCCGGTCAGGGCTGCGGCCGCGGTGGCCGGCGCGGTGGCGCCGAGGGCGCCGACGCTGATCTCGCCGGAAACGCCGACGCGCACATTGGAGCTCGTCAGAGCCATGATTCCTCCTGATGCGTGGCGACGTTGCCGCCGTTAGTGGAGTCATGTGCGCGCATGACGAAGGCGGCGCCATCTGGACGCCGCCTGGAATGTGGGTGGGGCTACTTGCCCGTCTTGGGGTCGACCTCGACCCAGCCGTTCGCCTTGAGCAGTTCGGCTCGCTCGTCGTCGACCTCGATGGGCCGCGAGGTGCTGTCGGGGTGCTGGAGCTTCTTGGTCATGCGTCGTCCCTTCCTCGGGCGGTGAGTTCGGCTGTGAAGTAGCGGCGCTGCTGGCGTGAGTCGTCTTCGACGGAGTACGGGCCACTGGTGATGGTCACGCTCGTCACGGGCTCACCGTCCGGGGCGGCGGCGAGCAGGGAGGCGACCAGGCGGGCAAGGTCGTTGGCCTCTTGCTCCGTCCCCGCCCAGACGTTGACGCCGAGGCGGGGGCGTTCGAGGACGCGATTGAAGCGGCCTCCACCGTCGCGTCGAATCGTGACCATCCGCTCGCGGCGCTGGGTCGGGGTGCTGCGGCCGACGTAGACGTTCTCGGCGTAGTCCTCGGTGCGGGTCGCCAGGAGTTCGCGGATGCGACTTGCGGCCCACATCTCGATGTCGTCGAACAAGACGATCGGGAGGATGGTCATGCCGAGTCCAGGGCGCGGGACAGGATGCCGTAGCGGGCCTCGAGAATGTGGCCCTTGTAGTCGCCGGAGACGATGCGGGTGACGGCGCGATCGGTGGTGGCCTGCTCGATATGCAGGCCGGCCTCGTAGGCGTAGGTGTCGTCGTGCGTGTCGGCCTTCGCTGCGGCCAGGATGTTCGCAGCAGGACCCTGAAGTAGGGCGCGCACCTCGTCGGACTTCAGGAGTGCGGCCATCCCGGCAGAGTTGAGCTTGACTCGGTTCGCCATGTCAGCCCTCCACGATCTTGGCTTTGATTACCGTCCCGGGCTGCCAGCCAGTGAACGGGCTGCGCCAGTCGAACGGGCGGGCGACGACCTCGCAGACCAGACCCCGGATGACCAGGCGGTCGCGTGCGGTGACGTCGGACCCGAACGGGGCGATGACGTCGAAGTCAGAGATGACGGCGTCGCGTGCATCCTCGAGCGGCTCCAGCGAACCGCCATCAGCAACGGCGCAGTTCGGGATCTCCAGGTCGTCGGGCGTCTTCCAGTCGGTGCCCGTCTCCTCCTGGGAGTACGGGTCGAGGACCGGGGTGCCGCGGCGGCGAGTCACTGTCTCGCCGGCAGCGAACATCAGTCGACCTCGTACAGCGGGCCGGCGCCACCAGTGATGTCAGCAGCGCACGAGCAGTAGACGGCGCCGAAGTTGATCGAGCAGATCAGCGCGTGACCGTTGCCGAGGAGTGGTGCAGTGTCGACGCTGTACGCCTTGCCGCTACCTGCGACCCGGCACACGAGCTGGAGGTCCTTAATCTCCGACGGCCAGAACGAGTTCCGCCGCGCCTGCGTCGTGATGGTCTGCGAGAACGGGCCGGCCGACTGCTGCTGGGTGGCCCCGGAGCCGGCCTCGTTCCAGCGCAGCACGGCGCCGCGGAGGATGGCGCGCGCCTGAGCGGTCTTGATGATGCTCAGGTCGTCGTCAGCGAGGCAGGGGGCGACCAGCATGGCCAGGGCTTCCGCGTCCTCGATGAGCGTCGCGGCTCCTTCGAGGTCGGGGAAGTCATCCGGGTTCATGAACTTTCCCATGCTGGTCGCCTCCCTTCTACTTCTCGGACTTGCTGGACGCGGCCTTCTTGGCCGGCGCCTTCTTGGCGGGGGCGGGCTTGTCGGCCCGCTCCCACTCTGCGTCCATCCGATCCGCCTTCTCGGCCGGGACCGAGACGACAGCGCCGGAGTGGACGTTCTTCATGCGGACAGTCACGCCGCGTCGACCACCTTGGCGAAGGCATCAAGCGTGGCGATGCCCCAGCCGTAGACGACCTCCGCGCGGAACGCGACCTGGTTCTTGCGCTTCAGGTCGCCGCCACCGTCCGGGTCGCCGTACTCGATCAGCTCGAGGCCGATCTGCTTCTGGACGCCCCAGCGGATTGCGCTGAAGTCGCCCACGAAGGCCAGCGTGTTGGTGGCAGTCGCGGCCACGCCGACCGCGCCGACGGTGTTGGACACCGAGGCGCGGTGGCCGTCGAGCTCCGACGTGTTCAGCCCCAGCTGGAAGTTCGGGTAGAGCTTCTGCTCGGAGTTGGTGCCACGCAGCGAGGAGAACTTGGCTGCATAGGTCGGGTCCAGGGCGATGTCGCGCGGGACGTAGCCGTCGGCGAGCACGAGGCCGTCGGCCGCGTCGAGGCTCACGAAGGGCTTGTCCGTGGCGACGTACTCGACCGAGTTGGTCGTGTCGCAGAGGCCGCCGTTCATGGCGGTCACCTTGGCGCCGCCGGTCGGGTTGATCTCGTGGAACACGCCGAAGTCGAGCGCGCGCGAGAGGGCCGGCTGGATGAGAGCCAGGATCTCGTCCACGACCTCGAGCTGGCGGTCCTCGTCGGCCCACAGGACCTCCTGGTTGAACCGGAGGGTCTTGTGGAACTTCTTCGGCGTGATGGCGCTCGAGGTCGGCGTGACCGTGGAGGCACCCTTGTCGGCGCCCTCTCCCACGTACTCGGCCTCGCCGATGTTGAACGTCCAGGACTCGCCCTCACCGAAGGTCATGGGGGTCTGGTCGGAGAGGGTGGCGACGGCCGATCCGTTCTGGATCTTGCCGAGCCAGGGGGCGATCTTCTGCTTGGGGATCGAGAGCGATCCGGTGGCGAGAGTAGCCATGATGGCTTCCTTTCGGGTTACTCCGGACGCTTGAACAGGCCGCGAGTGAACTCGCGGACCTCGTCATCGCCAGAGGGGTGTGGGGTCTGGCCCTCGCGCGGCGCGCGATTGCCGTTCTGCTTCTGGGCGCCGATGTCCGTCAGCAGCTCGTCGGCGTCTGCCTCGAGTTCCTCGCGGGTGGTGCCGACCAGACGCTTGGCCTGAGTCGCCGTGAGTCCCTTGGCGTTGGCGATCTCCGCACGGATTGCACGGGCTTCGCTGTCGTTCGCCTTGCGCTCGATGTCTGCGACGCGCTGCTCGAGCGTCGTCGCTTCGCCGGCCTTGGCCTTCAGGTCGTCGTAGTCCGCGTACTTGTCGCGTTCGCGCTTGACGCGCTCGCGGACGATGCGGTCCACATCGGCCTGAGTGAAGGTCGTCGCCTCGGGCTGGGGGGTCTCGGTGGTCTCGGGGGTAGGTGTCTCGGTCGTCATCGGTGCTCCGTTGCCTCGTCAGGTGCTGCTCCGGCGTTTGGCGCCGCCGTGGCGCTTCCCCCTTGGCTCGGGGTGGCTCAGTGGATGCCCTGCTGCTCGCGCAGTCGGGACAAGATGCCCTTGGTGTCGAAGGCGTTCGAGATGTCGCCGCGGGCGTTGAGGTAGGTCTGATAGAGCGCATCGGGGGCATAGCCCTCGATCTCCTGGTCGGCCTTGCCCCAGCTCGGGGTAGGCACGCAGTCGCAGTCGCCGTGGTACTTGTTGCCATCGCGCTGCCTAGATGCCGAGTGCTCGGTGTCGTAGGCGAAACCTCGCGAGGCGAGCATCAGGCAGAACGCGCAGGTCTCATCGCCAGCGGGAACGCGAGCCCAGCGGATGTTCTCGCGCTTGGCATTTCGTGCGATCGTGTCCCGGCCTTGCTGGAGCACGAGACGGTTCGCGACGACTTGGAGTCCACTGACCGTCTGCTCGGGGCTCAGGACGTCGCGAGAAGCCCATCCGGTCGCCTTCTCGACCTGACGGACGATCACATGCGGAGCAGGGAGGGCTCGGTAACGGCCCGTAGCCTCGGCCTTGGCGCGCATTTCGTCGTACCACTCGGCGGATACTGAAGCGGCAATGTCGCCGTAGCGGTCGACCAGTCCAGGCATGGCCTGGAGTAGCGCCCACCGAGCAGCGTCCGGGTCACGCTCCGGATTCAGCGACGCCCAGAGTGCTGCGACCTCCGAGCGCACCAGACGCGAGATGGCCGCGTTCGCCGCGCGCAGTTGCTCTACGTCAGATCGCGTCGGCATCCGGGGTCGCCTGGTTCCCGGCGGCAAGGACGCGATCCAGAAGACGGCCGCCCTGAGCGAGACGACGCTCTGCCTGTGCTCTGCGGATCTGGTCGTCCGATAGGCCCATCAACTCGAGGCCGACCTCGGTCTCGGCAAGCCAGGGGACGGCGCCGAGACGCTTGGCGCCGGAGTCGGCTTCCGCGGCCTGCGTAAGGAACTGCGGGTTTCGCCACTTGGAGTCGATGCCGGCCCACTCATCAGGGACTGAGGTCAGGCCGTTCTGGATCGCAAGGGCTGTGGCGTGGATCTTGCGAATCGGGGTCGACCAGTCATCGATCGCACCTCGGGCATCAGCGATGAGCTCGTACTGCGAAGCGTCGTAGGACTCAGCAGAGGTTGGGTTGGAGACGTCCGTTAGAGCGAGCGCCGAGTCGGGGAGCGAGAGTTCGCGGGCACAGACCTTGGCGTGGACACTCAGCGAGGAGAGCTGCGGCTCAGGAGATGCGGCCGAGATCGACTGGACCGACGCGCGGGGTGTCGTGGCTTCCTCGTCGTCAGGGATGCCCTTGACGCGCCCGAGCATCGTCTGCCACGCCGGCAGGGTGTTGCCCTGGTCGTCCTTGAAGACGGACCCGTCGGCGCCAAGGAGAATCAGCTCAGGGTACGAGTAGATGTCCATGTGGCCCTCAAGCCGGATCAGGTCACGAGTGCCGGCGTCCTGGGCGGCGATCGCAGCCGGGGTGATGCGCGACGAGCCGAAGGGCCGGCCGATGCGAGGACGGTAGGTGAGGGGCTGCGCAGGAACGCCCCAGCCGTGCTCTGACCGGTCCGTGACCTCCCAGCCAGCGTCGCCCTTCTCTGCGGAAATCGTGATTCCGTCGAGATAGAGCGTGAAGGCCGTCGGACGATCCTCGGCGCGCTCAGTGACAGAGATGAAGTCCGTCAGGGAGCGCGTCCGGGGGTTCCAGGTGCCGGTGGCGCTCAGGGCATCGCGGGACAGGATCAGTGCATCGGGCTCGTCATCCTCGCCCTTGACTGCCACAAGGAACGACACTCCGTGCAGCACGGACGAGACGAGTGCGGCGTTGACCTCTGAGCGAAGGTAGTTCGCATCCCAGAGGTCGCGGGCTCCGAGGCTGTCAAGGTCACCGTCGGCCCACGTAAAACGCTCAAGCGTGGTGCGGCGCACCAACGAGTCGACGCCCTTGGCGCACCAGCCGAGCACGAGGCCGAGCCGGTAATACTGCGGCGGAATGATGGTGCCGACCTGGCGGATTGCGCGTTTGCCGTCGTAGATCGACGAGCGCATGAGGTTGCGGTGCTTGCGCTGGTCGAGCTGCTCGAGCAGGCCGTTGGCAATCGCGCGCTCGTCATCACTCAGGCCGCGGACGGGGCCGATGGACTCGAACGTCACAAGACCACGCCCCTTCGGGTTCCGGTGCGCCGGCCGTCGCCAGTGCGCTTGTTCTTGAAGGTCAGGCCATAGCGGGCCAGGGTGATTGCCCGAAGTGCAGCGATATCGTCGTCGGGGTCGAACTCCCACAGGCCCGCCTTGCCGACGAGCTTCTTGCGAGCCACTACGAGGGCTTCGCGGACAGTAGGTTGGTCGACGTGCGCCACGCGGCCTTCCGCGACCGCTTCGGAGAATCCCAGGGACGCCCGAGCCGAGTCGCTCTGCGTGGTGACGTTGACCTTGACCTTCGCCGCACGAAGCTCGTTGACGAGTGCCGCAGCCGGGTCGCGGCCGTCAATCGCCACCTTGCAGGGTCGGCGCTCGGTGAACCATTCGATGATCTTGCGCGAGTCGTCGACCCGTCCAGCTTCGGCGAGGTCTAGGAAGTCGGGACCGTCGCCACCATGGAATGCGACGCCGATAAAGCCGATGCGCTCAGGTGAGATCGAGAGGGAGTAATAGTCGGGAGTGCCAGCGGGCACGGAATCTTCGTCCGCGAGCTCGGCCCACTTGAACGGGTCGACCGGATGAACCTTGAGGTCGATGCGGTCCCAGATGCCCCGCGCTTCACGGTTCCACGAGTCCTCGTTCCGCAGTTTCTTGCGGAGGCGGAGCATCGCCCGGTGCGACGAGCGGTGCGGATAGGACGGATTGGCCTTGCGGAGCTGGTCCGGATCCATCGGGTCAGTACCCCGATCGGCACTGGTCTCGATGTAGAGCGTCGACTCTGAATCGCCGTCAAGCGCCTCTTGGCGGAGAAGTGTGAAGAACTCGCCGGCATCCCTCGGCCTTGGTGGCGTCCCCATCACGAAGAACAGTGGGTTCGGCGCCGTGTTCTGAGTGGCGCCGAGATCCTCGAGTGTGGACTCCGGGAGGATCTGACCCTCATCGCACACCAGGACATCCACGCCAGCGAACCCGCGACCGAACCCCGACTCGCGGGCTCCGAACAGGATGCGCGACCCGTTGTTGAAGTGGATGGCCTCGTCGCCCTTGCCATGAAGCACCTGGCGGACATGGGCAGCCACCTTGGGGCGCTTCGCCATGCCGTCGAACTGGTCGAAGGTCTCCCTGGCGGTGGTCTTGCGGTGAGCCGTCCAGATGACCGTGAGGCCAGGCTTCAGGAGGCACAGCGCGAAGATGATGCACGCGATTAGATAGGTCTTGCCGGCCTGACGGGGGATGCTGATGCAGGTCGTGTCCGCGGCATAGGTACCATCGACCCGCTTCGCGAGGATCAGTCGTCCGGCGTCGCTCTGCCAGCGATCGAAACCCCAGCCGAGGCGATGGCACGTCCGGCCAACCGACGGCCACTCTGTCGACCTGATGCCATCAGGTGCGACGACATGCCGAGCGACGGCCGACAGTGACCGATCGTCAGTAGCCGGTGCCGTCCCAGGCTTCGTCATCGGCGTTCACGACGACCGAATGATCCTCATCCTCCGCGACGACGATGGCCTCGATCTCGCGACCGATCTCAAGCTGGCGTCGAGACAGCGCAGCAAGATCGCGAGCCGGAGTGTTCGGATCATCGAGGGCTCGAGCGAGGCGGCGACGCATGGCACGCAGCTCCTCAAGACGCGAACCCTCTTCGGCGGCCTCGAGAATGGTACGGATCTTGGTCGGCTCGGCGACCTCATCGGGCGCCACGGCGCGCAGAGCAGGCTTGCGGGGCATGTGACACCTCCTTGGAAAAACGAGATGGGGGGTAAGGCCCTAGGCCGGAGGAGGGCCTCAGGAGGTCGACCTGGGGGACCTCCCCCTCATCCACAGGCTTGTCCACAGACCCTCAGTAGGCCCGGGCACGCACCATGTCGATCGAACCTTCTGCCGCTCTCGACCTCGCGCCATTGCCCCGCTTGATGTTGCAGTCGCGGTGAGCGAGCCGGCAGTTGGGTCGGTCGATGGGTGAGCCACCCAGGCTGACCGGGATGATCTCGTCTACTGACTTGGCCCAAGGGTTCGGCTTGCCGGTGGCCGGGTCGATGAACGTCAAGGTCTTGTCGACTGGCTTGCCGCAGATCCCACAGTCGTACTCCTCGGCGTAGACCCGAGCGGTGACCTGGCGACGGCGGTGGCCGTTGGCCTTGCGCGGGTTGCCGGGTCGGTCAGCAGCCACGTCCTGCCAACCAACCCTCAGTCCGCACCCGCATCTCCCCAACGATCTGCATGATGCGCGGGTGCACGGCGTCGCGCCCAGCCTGGTCAGCCTCAGCGTGCAGCAGGTACAGCCGCGCGAGTGCGTGGTCCAGGTCGACGTCGGATGCTGCGGTCAGGTCCTCGGGAGCGAAAAGCTCGACGGTGGGTGCAGTCATCGCGACCTCCCGTGGAATGACGAAAGACCCGCCGCCATCAGGCAACAGGTCTCCGTCAAGAATCTTCCGGCAAAAGAATCTTGATGTCAAGCGACCTCGTCAGACTCCTTCTCGCGTGTCGCCCGATCGCGCTCGGTCTTGGCGTCGGCCACGCAGTAGACCATCCGCCCCACGTTGACGTCCTTGCGCTTGGCGACCGTGCCCTTGCTCGCCCAGCCGTGGAGTGTGCCGATCGGGATGTCGTGCTCCAGGTTCATGTCCCGAGCCGTCAGCCAGTCCTTGTGCTTGCGAGCCTGGCGTGACACGTGCTCGACGTACTGGCCGACCTTGAGTGAGATCTTGCACCGATCACACCACCACCGATCGTTGACCTCGTCCTTCGCCCACACGCGTTCGAACGGCTGGTGACAGGCGTCGCACGGTGCGCCCGTGTCCACGCGCTCCCCGTCGTGCAGTACGTCCTCGAGGTGACTCCGGTGCTCGCGGATCTCACTGGCGAACGCATCGAACGCGGGATGGGTCTGGGCCGCGGACGTGAGCCGGTCGAGCAGGAAGACCGCAGCGCCGAGCATGGATGCCAGGTCGTCGGTGGGTGCGCCGTACATCGAGCGCCAGTCGTCCTCCCAGCCGACCAGCACCTGCTCTGTGGTCCGGTGCTCGCCCTTGCCGATCTCACCTCTTGGTGCGCCTGGTCCGTACATGACGGTCGCCTCGCCACCTGGGATCGGTCTGGCTGCTTCGAGCTTCCCCGCGCGCCCGCCGTCGACAGCGTGCGCCGGCAGCGCGGCGTGCAGTGCGACGACCTCGGTCAGGTCTTCCCGGGTCTCTCCCACGCACCCGGGGCAGGTCTGCTCGTCCACGTGCTCGATGCCACAGACGACGCAGTGGTAGCGCGGGCACCGAAGGCAGCCCTTGCACCGCTCGTCGTCGCAGTCATCCTCGTGTCGGTGCTTGATCGCTCGTGGCGTCTCAGTGCCGGTCCATCGGCAGTTCAGGTTGTCACTCACTTCGAGCCCTCCTTCTTGAGGTGCGTCCGCTTGTGGCGCGGCATATTCCAGGAGCCGATCTGCCTTCCGCAGATCGGGCAGGTCGCTTCCCGCGCGCACTGACGACAAGCGCGGTATCGCCCGCCGTTTTGGGGGATGATGTTCTCGGGAGTAAATTCATGACCGCGCTTGCAATGGGTCTTCCGGGCGTTGATCGCCGTTGGCCCAATGCCGCGCAGGGTGTTGGTGGAAGGAGTGACCACTTCGAGGTGGTCGGGATTCACACATCGGCGCACCCGGCATATGTGGTCAAGTACCAGCTCGCCTGGCACTGGGCCTCGCAACAGCCACCACGCGACCCTGTGAGCTCTCCGAATTCTCCAACCCTTCGGCAATCGGACATAGAACGATCCATATCCTTGATTGGAGACCTGGGCCGTCCAAAGCCAGCAAGTCTGAGTCTTTCTGACCTTCTGCCAGAAGCGTCGCTGATCGCTCTCTGAAAGCGATGGCATGACGCCGCCAGGTGCCATCGCGTCGACCTGCTCACTCATGTCGTCTCCTGCTCGTGGTCGGTGGTGCCGGCCGGGATGGTGGGGGTGTCGTCGACGACGGTGACGGCGCGAGCCGGTCCCCACGTGCCGTCGTCCTGGCGTTCGGAGATCCAGACGGTGTCGCCCGGCTTGGCCTCGCCGAGGTGGGCGATTCGGTAGCGCGCCTGTTCGTAGACGCCGGGTGCCGTCTCGATCAGCGGCTCGGGGTCCGGGACGTACCTGTAGGCGCTCACGTCCCTCTCCGCCCGGTCACACCGTCAGCGCGGGCGGGGCCGAACCGCTGGCCGGTGTTGTCTTCCACGCACAAGGCCCAGATGTCGACGGACTCCGATGGGTCCTCGCGGTGCATCGCTTCGGCTAGGTCTGTTGCGCTGCATGGCGGCGGGAGTGCGGTCGAGAAGTCGATCCCGAAGCAGATGGCCGCGAGCCAGTCGCACCAAGCCTCCGTGACCTCCCGTGCCGCCTCCTGCCGCTCAGCAGCGCGGATCGGAGCCAGGGCGGCGGTGACCTGCTCGGCGATGTGCTGTGCCCACTCAGTGCCCGTCATCCCGCGTTCGCCGCACCGGCACTCGATGCTCGGCAGGTCGCGCACGACGAGATGCAGGATCGCTACCCGCGCCACCACCTCCACCTCCCGCGCCTGCTCGGGGGCGTTGTCGTCCGCGCTCACTCCGCACCCCCATCGGTCAGGGTGACGAGCTCGGTGGGCGGCCCAAAGCAGGTACACGTGACTGCGATGAGCCCGTTGTCGGCTTCGGCTCCGCACACTTCCGAGCCGTGGTCGTGACATCCGCAGGCAGTGCATGCCGTGAACCGCACCCCCGACAGCGTCCGCGCCTCGACCTGCACGCCACGGTCCTCGCGGGCGGTCATCGGGAACGCTCCGACGTGCAACCGCACTCATCGGTGTGCAGGCTGTCGTGCTTGCCACCCCGACCGGTCGGGCGCTTGCGCTGGCACTCGTCCATCAGGTGCCGAACGCGAGTGAGGTGCGACTCGATCGACCCGCCGGCGTTGTAGCCCGGCCTGTTGCGCTCGAGCTCCCGCAAAGCGAACTCGGCGACGCACAGCGTCTCCAGCAGCATCTTGGGGCTGACGGGCACGGCGTAGGTGTGAAGATCGGCGAGGAGGTGCCTCGCATTGCGGGGGATGTCAGTCGTCGTGCTCATCAGTCATGCCTTCCTGTTGCCGGGGCTGGGGGTGGTTGCGTGGCGAGTCATGCCGATTCACCTAGGTCGTCGCGCTTGGCGCCCTTGTCGCGGGCGATCTTCTTGACCTCTGCCTCGAGCTCGGTCAGGTCGCGCTTGACGATGCGTCGGGGAGGCTCGGTCGGCTCCGGCTCGCCGCGCAGGATTCGGTCCTGGCGCTCTCGTCGCCACTGGAGGTAGGCGACCGTGTGCTGGTCGCCCTCAAGTGCGGCCAGCCACTCGGGCTCGGCGGCCGTCGTCGTGTTCGCGAGCAGCTCCCGTCGACGACGAGCGACCTCGGCCTGGATGTCGGCCGGCGCGATGAAGCGATGCGTCTGACCGAGTTCCTTGATGGCCGCGAGTGCGACACCAAGGTCCAGGTCGCCCAGAAGGTCGTGCCACGTGTCGGGCGTGTACTCGTCGATCGCCTGGGCTGGGCAGATGGCCTTGACCATCCGGCAGAGCTTCACGGTCTCGGTCGGGGTCATCCTGCGTTCCTCTCTCGCTCGATCGCGCGCTGCATGGCGGCGTCGAACACGGCGTCGGTCTCGGCCTGCTGTCTGCTGATCGGCGCCTGCGTTCTCTCGCTGCGCTCGTCCTGCCACCGCTCCTCGTTGAGCCAGGTGGTCGGGTGCGGGATGAACCGTTCCTCGGTCCTGTTCCGCTGATGCCATGCGGCGTGATCGTGCGCGGCGGAGATGATCCGGTCAGGGCTGACCTTCCTGACTGCCTTGGCGAACGCCTTCTCAGCTGCCCCTCGTCCGACCTTTTTGCCGTAGGCGTCCCAGAATTCGGAGAAACCCTCCGTCGACATCTCGCGCACAGCGACCGCCTTGGCGGGAGCGGCGACGACGTCAGTCGTCGTGTGTGTTTTCCCCTGCTCCTCTGTTCCCCTGTTCCCCTGTTCCCCTGCTCCAGGCGCGGGGATCTCGCGAGACTCTCGCGAGGATGTCGCGAGAGTCTCGCGAATCACGACGTTCTCGCAGGTCAGGTCGGGGTAGCGCGCCTTGTTCGGCTTGTCGATCCGCTGATGGCTCGACCACGCGTTGATGCAGAGGAAGTCCTTCCTCGCGACGGTGTAGCGAGTGATCTGGCCGCCTTCGGAAAGTTCCTGCAACCCTCGCGAGACTGTCGCGAGGGTCTCGCGAGGGTCGTCCTCGAGCGGGAACAGGTCGGCCTTGATCAGCTTCGGGTTGTCCCGTCCGACGCCGTTGTCATCGACGTAGGACCAGAGGCCGATGAACAGCAGGCGGGTCGGCCAGGTGAGAGCGGCGACGTCTTCACTGGTCCAGAACTCCGGCTTGATGGATCTGATTCGCACTCAGGCCACCTCCTCTCTCGCTTCTCGGACCCACCAGATGAGGTGGGTGTCGTGCTGTGTCTTCTTGCTGACGATGAAGTGGGGCCGCCCTGTGCGGGCCTGCTCGGCGCGGGCCTGAGCGTTGGCGTCTGCCTCTGCCCAGAACCCGACGCCGATCCCGGCGTTCAGTCGGGTGACCGTGGCCCTCAGAACGGCGGCTTCTCCTCTCCCCATGTCGGCGCACCTCCCTGGGTGTCCCACGGGTTGCTGGCGGCCGTCTGGGCCGGACGCTGGGCGTTGCCCCCGCCGGACCTGGGGAGCGCCTTGGAGACGCGCCCGTAGTCGATCTCGATGGACTGCCCCTTGGTGCCGTCCTTGCGGTCGTATTCGCGGACGTTCAGCTGTCCGACGACGGTCACGAGGTCGCCCTTCGCGAGGTGCTCGGCCGCTGCCTCAGCGTCGTTCTCCCAGAGGCTGACGGACAGCCAGACGGTGCTGAGGGTCTTCCACTCGCCGTTCTCGTTCTTGCGCTTGTCGCACGCGATGCGGAAGTTGGCGACGGCCTTGCCGGACTGCGTGAACTTGAGTTCGGGGTCGGCTCCGAGTCGTCCGGTGGCGGTGATGCTGGGGAGGGTCATGCGGACTCCTGGTTGGGGTTGGTCGTGCTGATGGTTCGATCGGAACATGGGCGTCGGACGCCACTGGGCGTCATCCACAGGCGCCTTGGGTGCGCGCGCTCAGCACTCACGACGCCACCTCCTCGGCGTAGTAGACGAGCCCACGACGCACCCAGCGGCCCGGGTACTCCATCGGCGATTCCTCGGCGACCTCGACGAGAACGGCCTGCTTCTCGCCCCACTTCATGGGCGGGTAGAGGTGCAGCTGGTCGGTGTCGCGCATCTCGCGGAAGCACTTCTTGCAGAGGCCGCGGGACTGGTGGTGCTTGACCTCGTGGCATCGGATGCAGGCGACGCGTGTCTTCATGACGTGGCCTCCCTGTGCTTGCGGAGGTCTTCGTCGAGGTCGTCTGACCGCTCGCGTCGCCAGGACTCGCCGCACGTGCACCTGGCGATGTGGCGGCGTCCGAGGCCAGCGACGGAGACGGCGGTCGGGTTGCGGGTGATGTGGTGGGTCACTGGTCGGCCTCGCTCTCAAGCTCCTTGAGGCGCTGCGACACGTGCTGGTGTCCACAGAGAGGCCAGAGCGTCTTGCAGAACGAACAGGCCGGGCCGTTGCCGTTCATGTCGAACATCGGCTCCGCGAGATGGGCGCCGTAGTCCTCCATCTTGTTGACGATCCAGTCCGCCACCTCTTCTGTGGAAGTGGACGCGTCGAGCAGGTCCTGCACCTCGCGGATAAATGCCTTGCTGGCCTGCATCCGGGGCGGCTTTGACATGACCGCTCTCGGCCGCCCGTCGGTCATGAAGATGCCTGCGAACTCATCGGCCTTCGACCAGGCTTCTACTGCCTCCCGCATCACGCACCGCCCTCGGGGAAGTTGAGTCCCTGCTCGGGCTCATCGGCGGGCTTCTCGAGCTCGGCGCCTCGAGCCTCGATCTGGGCTCGACGGTCAGGGCCGGACGTCTTCCACCAGGCGCGAAGGGTTGCAGGGTCCGTGCACGCTGCGACCTGCTCGGCGGTGGGCTCGGTGGGTGCCGGCGCAGCCTCCATGAGCGGCTGAACCGTGTGCGCCATCCGCTTGCCTCGGGTCTTCGTGAGGTTCGCGGTCACCGGCTTGTCGATGTGGGAGACGTGGCTGACCCTGATGCCTCCAACGCGATCGGGGCCGAACATGACGGTCGGGTCGCCGTAGAGGGTGGCTCGTCGTCCGACCCACTGGGTCGCGTCGTCGCCCCATGCCTCGACGAGCAACTTGAGCACGGTGACCGAGGGGCGCCAGACTCGCCGGTCACCCTCGATCGCGATGTCGTACTGCTGTTCCTTCGTGCCCTTGCGGACCTCGACGATGGTCACGGTTCGGGTGACGCCGCCGAGGAAGTCCTCGAAGTTCAACTGGTCGGTCTTCTTCTCGATCGTGACTCTCATGCGAGCTTCAACTCCACGTCGTAGGGGTCGGGCAGGGTGGCGGTAGGTGCGAGTCCGTTGGTCGCGGCTCGGTAGGCGTTGACGAACTCGAACGTCTTGGCCTCGACGGCGTGAACGGCTGACTCGATTGCGCCGAACCATGCGGGGTCGGCGTGGACTCGGATGACGAACGGCGGCTCTCCACCCAGGTACGAGATGAAGTCGCACCAGGAGCGGCCGGCGACGAACATGCCGGTCTGGACCTGGGGCATGTGGTCGGCGGGGATCGCACCCTCGATGTGGGTCAGTAGGTGCCGCTTCCCGCGAGGCCCCTTGATCTCGATGCAGCCGTCGTCGCCCACGAGACCATCGGGGCTGTAGCCGAGTCGGGCGCCGTCGAGGTCGAGGACCATGAGGCCGACCTGCTCGACGGCCACCTTCCTGTCGTCCGCGTACCAGGCTCGAGCGATGGGCTCGACCTGGTGGCCGCGGTCGATGTCGAAGCCGTAGAGGTCCGGGTCTTCCCAGGACGTAGCCCGCTCGGTGGCGAGCTTGAGGGCAACGGCGCGGATCGTGGTGCTGTCAGCCAGGGTGATCCGGTCCGGGAGTCCGTCCGGGTTCTCGGCTGCGAGGTTCGCACGGGGATCGTGCGGCTTCTTGATCGGTGCGGGCGTCTTCCGAGCGAGGCTGATGCAGTCCTCGCCCGGTTCGGCGTTGCACTGAGGGCAGGCGTAGTCGAGCGGGGCGGGCGGCTTGGTCGTGAGGACGCTGGCGATGGTGCTGGCGGTCAGGAGGCCGCGTCTGGCGGCTCTCCACTCGTCGCTGCCCTGGAGCATCTCGCGGTGGATGGTGAGTGTCATGCGTCCTCCCGGACGGGTTCGAAGGTCAGGTCGATGACGAAGCAGCCCTTGATGCCGGCGACGTCGGAGGTCCAGTTGCGGGCGACGATGTGGAGGTCGTGGTCCGCGGGAAGCAGGCCGGAGTCGGTCACTGCCCCATCGACAAGCGCTTTCACGGTGGGTGCGTAGTTCTCGGCGTCTCGCTGCCTCTTGTCGGGGTAGCCGAGGTTGATGCCGAGGACGGCGCGCGTGGCTCCCAGGCGCTTGTCCCGCGCCTCGGTGCGGCCCATGAGTCGCAGTGCTGCGGTTCGCTTGCTCTTGGGCGCCCAGTGCATTCGCTGGTTGGCGTTGAGGATCAGGTCGCGGGGGACGATGAAGTGGAGTCGGGTGCTCATGACGCCCACCCGTCCTTGCCGCGTTCGTGCGCTTCGTCCTCGAGGTGCTCGTCCTGGCAGCGACCGCAGATGACGTCCCAGTACCGGAGCTCGATCTCTCGGCATTCGGGGCAGATCGGGTCGCCCCACCGCACCGTCTCTGCTGCTGCCTCGGTGGCGCTGTAGACGGCGTCGCTGGGTCCGTCCGCGCTGCCTGCGTAGTCGGCGGGGTCGGGTCTGTCGTCGCGGTTGGTGGCGGGGTCCTTGTGGAGGGCTGCGCGGTACTCGTCGGCGTGGGTCATGCGCTCGCCTCCCGACACTCAGCGCACGTCCGCCACTCGTCGTCGAGGCAGCGGTCGGCGTAGAAGACGCGCTCGCCGGCCTTGATGCGTCTGCCGCAGAGGTGGCATGGCGCTCCCGGCAGGCTGGCGACGAATGCGCCATGCCAGCGGGTTGCGAACAGGGCGAGCTGGCTCATCTCCACCACCCCGCCACGTAGTACCTGCGTCGAAGCACGACACCGAGCACGAGGACGGTGACGGCGAGGAAGACTGCCCCGTGCCATTCGCCGGGGAGCCTGGATGGGTCGATCACGTGCCAACCCGCGGCGAGCGTGGTCCGTGCGCCGGGGAGGGTGAGTGTGGCTGCGGCGAGGAGTGCGGCCAGGGCGTAGGTGACGGCGAGGGGTGACGGGCGACGGGTCATCACAGCCAGATCACCGCCGCCGTGTTGATCAGGAGATGCAGCGTGTTGTCCGCGATGAACAGCAGCCACACCGCGAGCCAGTCGGGCGTCGATGCCGGATAGCCGGTGGGCGATGACTTCTCTGCTCGGAACGCGGCGGGGGCGAGTTGGTTCTTCGCCCAGACGATGTAGCGGGCGAGCCGGTAGCGGTCGATGACAGCGTGCGTGCCGCCGATGACGAGCAGTGCCGCGAGGGACTGCGTGACGAGGGCGTAGGGCAGCGTGTACGTCGCGCCGTGGGCCAGTGCGGGCCACCATGCCGTCGTCTTCTTGATCGCCATCCAGTGCGACTGGATGAGATAGTCGCCGACGAGGTGGGCCAGGAAGATGCCGAGGGCCTGTTCGGGACTCATGCGAACACCTCCAGATGCCCGGTCAGCACGTCCCACGCGTCGGCGTTGTGCGCGGTCAGGTCGCATCGGCGCAGGACGGCCTTGGGGAGGTCGTCGGTCATGCGGAAGACGGTCGGCTCGTTGTCGGCGTCGAGGGCGACGTAGAAGGTGGTGTCGGTCATGAGTGCGCCCCCTCGTGATCCTCGGGAAGCAGGCAGGGGTCGCCGTCTTCCATCTCGACGTCGCAGGTAGAGCGCGGGGCCGGATTGACCCACCAAGACGCCCGAAAGTTCGGGGCGCTAACGAGGACGGCATCGGCGATCGCAAGAGCGTGGTCGTCGATGATGGAGTCGTCCATCTCTTCGCCCTCGCCGAAGCCCGTGGCCCACCACTCGAGCAACTGAGCGATCGCGACGGCCACGTCGGGCGTCCACATGACTCCGAACGCCTCTGAGTCGAGTTGCGTGTCAGTGACGGGCATGCCCGCGGCGATCATGCGAGGGCCGAACGCCTTGTCGAACTCACGCCTGGCGAGAGCGCGGCTGCGGAGTAGCGTCGCAGCGTCCCGCAATCTCCGGGCACTCATGCCGCCACCTCCAGGCCAACCGGCCACCAACCGACCGACGCTGCCTCGAACGCCGACGTGTTCAGCTCGACGTCATCGCGGCAGATGGTGGTCGCTGCGTCGATGAGGACGTGGGAGTTGTCGCCGATGAACGCGTCGAGCCAGAGGGCGTCGTAGATGGGGGGGTTCATCGGGGATCACCGTTGGCGGCGTCGACTGCGGCGAGGAAGGCGCGGACGGCGGCGGTGAGGTTGTCGAAGAGATCGTCAAGGTTCTCCCCGATCCGATAAGCCTCGGCCCAACCGGTACGCAACTCGTCCAGCGCGGCCTTCGGGACCGCGACGGCGGGGGTGAAGGCGGTGATGTGGTCCACCAGGTACATGGGCGCGACGGCACACCTCAGATGACTTCCTTCGACCTCCCAGTGGCGAAGTAGCACCGTGTCGGAGGTCCAGTGCGGTGCGCGCACTGTGGCCCACCCCAGGGCCTCGTCGGTCGGCAGGTCCACGGCGGGGGTGGGGCGGTCGAGGAGGTAGTGGCGACCCGGCACCTTGATCACCGGACCCTTGGCCCGGTACTCGTTGGCTCGGTCGGGCTCATCCTCGGACTCCCAGCGGATCAGGTCACCCTCGCGGATGTCCTCCGGCTTGATCGGCTCCTTCATGCCCGCTCACCCCGCTTCGAGTCCAGGTCGATCACGCGCGCATCGAACTCGGCGACACGCTCAGCAGGAGACGGGCCAGCGAGGATGTGGAGACGGCGCAGGTTCTCGGCAGCGACCTCGTTGCGGAGGGCGACACGAGACGGGTGGGCCGCTTCGGACTTGGCAGCCAGCTCGGCACGGAGGTCGGACTCGGCCTGCTGCATCTCCCGACGGTGAGCCTGGACGTCGGTCAGGTCGCGGATGGTGGCGAAGTCGAAGGTCATGACTTCACCGCCGGCCGGTCCTCGCAGAAGACCGTCAGCCCCACGCCGGCGATGGTGCCGTCGACCCACTGCGTCGGACCGCTCGCTCGGAACCGATCGATGCCGACGCGCTCGGCGAACTCGACACCCAGGGTGTCGTCTTCCAGGTGGACGCTCATGGAAGCCATGCGGACGGTGATGCCCGCCGCCTCCGCTTCGGCCACGTGGTCGGCCAGGGTTCGCAGTGCTGATGAGAGGTTCATCTAGACTCCTAGTTGTTGTAGTTGCGAAGCCGTCCGCGTTGTCAGATGCCCGGGCGGCTTTGCTGTTGGGTTGGGTGGTGCTTCCGTGCTCATCCCTGGGGAGCGCGGAGGGTTAGGTGGACATCTGCCTGATCGCGGCCAGGACGGCCTGCAGGCGGGTGCGCTCGCGACGTGCAACGGGCCGTGGCTGGTGGCGGGGCGCTGAGTCCGCGTGCTCGGGATGCTTGGCGGGGCGCTGGTGGTCTGTGCGACTCATGCCGCCGCCCTCCCGACCTGCTCGGCGAGCCTGAGAACCGGCACGATTCGATGCCCGTTTCCGCCCACGTGATCCGTGGACCGCTCCGTCACATCCGTCTCGACCAGCAGGCCCTCACGACGAGCGCGCGCCCACATCTGCGAATAGCGACGCTTGGCATTCGTCGTCGTCCAGCGGTGACCGATCGACTCACGGATGCGGTTCTGCGACACCAGGCCGGCGTTCGCAGCAGCATCAGCACGGACCGCGGTGAGGAACGTCTGCCACTCCCGATCCGGGGTCGCCTGCTCCGTCGCCGTCCGAGCTCCTGCCCGCCCATCCATGCGCTGACGGGCGAGCAGGAGGTCGGCCATGTGACCCGTCGGCGTGCACGGGAGTCGGTGTCCCTGAACCTCGGGACGTGGGTCCATGCCGCAGGTGGTGCAGCGGCCGGGGAGCGTGGTGCCGATGGGGGCGGTCATGCTGCGACCTCCTTCGCGCGACGACGGCGCATGTAGGCAGCATTGGCTGCGCGCCGACACGCGAGGCAGCGGTGGCCGCCCGCGTAGTCCGAGACCCAGTTGTCAGCCCGTGGATGACCCTTGGGGCAGTGAGTGCGACGCTCCACGGCGCGTCGGATGTTCTCGGCGTGAGTGACGGCCTCGAGGTGATCGGGATTCACGCACTTGCGGACCTGGCACAAGTGGTCAAGCTCAAGTCCATCAGGGACCGGACCCTTCGCAGCCTGCCAAGAGATGCGATGAGGCAGTGATGTGCCGAACTCCGAGTGGCCGAGGAATCTGCCGTATCCGTCGGGGCTGGTGTTGCCGGTCCAGATCCAGCAGGTCTCGGTCTTGTTGACCTTGCTCCAGAAGCGCGCGGGAAGTGCCTCGGTCATGCCGACCGCCTCGCCACGCCACGGCGCTGCTTGGCCGTGAGCGTCCGCGGCTGAGCGGCAGGCGCCTCTCCCCCGGGTTCCATGAACTCGTCCAACCACTCGGGCTTGATGCGCCACCCATTGCCGAGCTTGCGGGCCTTGATGTGGCCGGCCACGCACTGGCGGGTGACGTACTCCTCGCTGCGCTGGATCGCGTCGGCGACCTGTCTGGTCGTGAGCCACTGAGTCATGACGCGTTCTCCGAAACCCGAAACGCCTTGACCTCAAAGAGAGAGCCCGGCGGAACGTTGAGCTCGCGCTCGATGGCGTCGGACCACTTCTTGCTCCGCACTCCCGAGGTGTAGCCACTACGGAGGTGACCAATGGTCGCCTTCGAGCAGCCAACGCGCAGGGCTAGAGAGGCGCAGCTGAAGCCGCGGAAATCCATGTAGCGGATCAGCAGCTGGCGGTCGATCAGTTCCATCTGGAACCTCCACGGGCTGGGTTTCATGTGCTGAGTCCAATCTAGACGGTGCGACTGACGTTTCGCAATACCCGAAACACATTAGACGGGACCGTCTCACTCGTCAAGGCGAATCTGCCTAGAAAATCAGCGCCATGGCAGGATTACATCGCTGGAGTTCGTAGACGGGGCGTCTAACCCGTCGCTGGACATGGCGCGACGACTAGCCGGAGAGTGTGCCCCGTGAGTGATACGCAGTCCGAATGGGACAAGGTGCTGGCAGGCAAAGGGCTGAATCAGTCCTCCCTTGCTCGCGAGGCCGGAGTCTCGAAGGCAACCGTGAGTCGGATGTACCACGGTGTCGGACGTCCCGATGCCGGCTCCGTCCGCAAGGTTGCCGCCGTCCTAAGCGAGGGCGACACCGACGTGGTGTGGAAGCTGATCGGGACGGGCCATGCCGACTACGGCGACTTCCCCCTCGCGACCATCGAGGACGACTTGCTGTTGCTCACACCCAAACAACGACAGTCGCTCATCGCAATCGTGAAGTCGATGGCCGACCCTGAGGGAAAGAGGCTTGGGCATGTGGCAACGCCAGCTGAGAAGAAAGAGGACGAGGTCGCCCGTCGTCGCGCGGAGCGCGAGCGAGCCGGCGGCAAGAAGAGGGCTGCTCGATCTCGAGAGTCGGACGACCCACCAAAGAAGTGACGGAGGCCGCGCCTAGCCTCTAGGGAGTGCACATCCCTCACCCCTGGCGCCGGCTTCGGCGCTCGCCAGAGATCACTCTGGAGTGGCACGACGGTGGGGATGCCGGGTACTACGACTTCGACACGCAGACGATCAGCCTGCGTCGCGGTATGACGCAGGCAGATCGCCGCAGCACGCTTCGGCACGAGCTCGAGCATCACGTGCGCGGTTGGTTCACCGAGGCCGAGCTTGAGCGCGAAGAGCTGGCGTGCGAGCTCGCTGCGGCACGGGACCTCATCGATGTGCGGAAGCTCGGTGAGGCGCTGGCGTGGTCTCAGGACGCACGGATTGTGGCGCAGGAACTCTGGGTGGACGTCGACCTGGTGCGCGTCCGCATGGAGCACCTGCATCCGGCAGAGGCGGCGTACCTCCGTCAACGGCTCGCCCACCTTGAGGACGACGCCGACCTTTAG